TGCTGCGCGCCGCGTCAAATGGGCGTTCGTCCCACCACCCTACCTTCTAATGCGTGCACACGTAAGGCGCGGATGCACAGGCACGCGCGTGCATTACGCGCAGCGTTAATTACTTACTCTCTATACGGGAGGAAGGTTAGAAAAAGTAGGGAGGTAGGACAGCGCCTTGTTTTTAAAGGGCTTTTTGCGTCCTGCCTGCTAGATGGTCGGTGGGGCTGGTAGGGAATGGCGCCTGCGGCGCGGTAGCCAGTGTGTGATATGTCCGTTGATTGCCGGTGCGTTACCGTTGATTGCGGGGATGGCAGCGAAACGCCGTTGCTGCCATGAGATTGGAGGGGTATAAATCCGTCATGTTCAGAGAGGTACGCGAGCAGCGACTCTCACAGCAAACCCGGCCACCGCGCCGGGTTTTTCGTTTCTGGCCTCGCCACTCGGCGGGGCCTTTTCGTTTCTGCCGACGGGGTATGCCTCGTGAGGGATTTGACCATGACAGAGCCTGCCACGACCGCGGCCGGTGGGCTGGCGCTGTACAAGCTCGGTGTTCTCGGCGCGTTCGCCACAGTGCTGGTGGCGATTGTGGTGATGGCCATGACCTTGCCGCGTACGGCGCGGGAGTTCGTTGTGGCGATGATCAGCACGGTTGTCGCCAGCCTCGGTGGCGGGGCGTTTGTGATTCGGTGGCTAGAGATCGGCCATTGGACGAACGACGACATCGGCCTTGTTGGGCTGGGTGCGGTGGTGTTTGTGTGCGGCCTGCCGGCTTGGGTGTCGGTACGCGCATGGTTTGCCTACACCGAAGCGAGCAAGGGCCGGTCACTGCTGGACCTTATTCGCGAGGTGCGTGGGGTTGTGAAGGGTGACTAAGCCGCTCACCGCTGCGGCCAAGGGCTACGGCTACCGCTGGCAGAAGGCGCGAGCCGATCACCTGCGGCGCAATCCGTTGTGCGTGTTCTGCCAGCGAGCAGGGCGGCTAGTCCCGGCCTCGGTGGTCGACCACATCACGCCGCCTCGGCTGGGTGACGCCAAGCTGAGCGGCGACCCCGAGCGAATTGCGGCGGCCTGGAAGCTGTTCTGGGATCGCACCAACTGGCAGTCGCTGTGCAAGACCTGCCACGACTCGACCAAGCAGCGGATGGAGAAAGGCGGGCGGCTCGGTTGTTCCGAGTCGGGGCTGCCGATCGATCCGAACCACCATTGGAACCGCCCCGCCCCGGCAGTGAACACCAGGGGTAGGGGGGGTTAAAAACCCTACACCGCCAAGCCCTAGAACGACCTATGGATCGCCGTTCGCAACGCCGGGAAAAATGGGGGGTGGGGGGCTTCGACCTGGAGGGGTCAGACATGGCTGGGAATGCCAATTCCGGGCGGCCTCCGCTGCCGGCTACGGTTCACATCCTGCGCGGTGACCCCAGCAAACAGGGCATGGCTGCGCTACAAGCCGCTGCGCGGACACCCGCCGTGCCGGTACAGGCGCCGCCGAAACCGGACTTCCTGAGCGCAGAGGGCGCGCAGGAATGGGACCGGGTAGTGGAAGCGCTGACCGCCCTGGGCTGGATCAGCACGCTCGACATGATGGCCCTGGCTACCTACTGCGAAGCGGTGGGCGACTGGGTTCGCTTCCGTCGCAAGATCACCGAGCTGAACGACGAGCTGGACCACAGCGGTGACGTTCAGACGTTCAAGACCGGCGCCAAGCAACTGAGCATCTGGCGGCAGCTGGCCAACGATGCCGAGCGCCGCGCGAATCAGGCTGGCGCGCTGTTCGGGTTCTCCCCGGTCGCGCGCCGCGCCATGAAGGCGCTGGCGCCTCAAGGCGAGCTGTTCCCCAATGAACCAAGAGACGCTGCAGACCAGTACTTCAGCTGACTGCCGGGTAAAGGCGTTCGCGGACGCGGTGCTGGCCGGCTCGATTGTCGCTGGCCCGGATGTGCGCAACGCTTGCCAGCGTCATCTGAACGACCTGGCGCTGGGGCCGGCCCGCGGCCTGGAGTGGCGACAGGAACAGGCCAATCGGGCGATAGGCTTCTTCGAGGACGTGCTGCGCCTCAACGGCGGCGACTACGAAGGCTCGCCGTTCCTGCTCGCACCCTGGCAAGCATTCGTCGTGGGCAGCCTGTTTGGCTGGTACGCCGAAGAAGGCTTTCGCCGGTTCCGCCTGGCGTACATCGAAACGGGCAAGGGCTCGGGCAAGTCGCCGCTGATCGGCGGTATCGGTCTGTATGGCCTGGTGGCCGATGGCGAGCAGCGCGCCGAGATATACGCCGCCGCGACCAAGCGCGACCAGGCCATGATCCTGTTCCGCGATGCCGTGTCGATGGTGAACATGTCGCCGTCGCTTGCCGCGAGGATCGAGCAGTCGGGGCGCAACGAGAAGATCTGGAACCTCTTCTACCCGAACACCAACAGCTTCTTCCGCGCGATCGCTTCGGACGAAGGCCAGTCCGGGCCGCGCCCACACATGGGCCTGCTGGACGAGGTGCACGAGCACAAGACTGGCGCCGTCGTCGAGCTGATGCGCGCCGGTACCAAGAGCCGGCGCCGCGCGCTGGTGGCGATGATCACCAACAGCGGCTCCGACAAGAACAGCGTCGCCGGCCAGTACCATGACCTGAGCGTTCGCGTCTGCCGCGGCGAGGCGGTAGACGATACGTTCTTCGCGTTCGTGTGCTCGCTTGATGAGGGCGACGACCCGTTCAAGGACGAGACGTGCTGGCCGAAGGTGAACCCGTCGCTGGATCACATACCGGAGGGCCGCACCGATGGCATCCCCGGGCGCCGCTACCTGCGAGAGCAAGTGCTCGCTGCCCGCGGGTTGCCGGCCAAGGAAGCGGTGGTGCGCCGGCTCAACTTCTGCCAGTGGACCGCAGCGGAAAACCCTTGGATCGGTGGTGATGTGTGGCTGGGCGCAGCTGAGCGTGTGCCCATGCGGATGCTGCGCAACCGTCCATGCGTAGGTGGTTTGGACCTGTCCAGTACCACCGACCTGACATCGTTCGT